GCCCCCGCCGCCGCCCCCCGCGGCTCCGGAAGCCGCCGCCGTGCCCGCGAACGGCGTCGCGGGTCTGCCGGCCGAGTTCGTGAAGCAGCTCGGCGAGCAGGAGAAGCTCCGGGACATCATCGGCATGATCTCGGAGCGTGACGGCTACAACACGCAGGACGCGATCGTGCGCGCGTGCGTCGAGCTCAAGGTCGTCCTGCCGGTGCTGTCGCGCGTCGGCAACCTCGAGTCGCGCGTGCGGCGCGTGGCCGAGGGCATGGGCATCAACGCGTAGCGCGCACCTATGCAGACGTTGCCACTCTTCCCGACCGCGCCGCTGGCGCCGGTCGAAACGACGACGCCTTGCGCGTTGAACCCGGCGTGTCGTGCGTGTGGATTCCACGCGACGGCACGCCGGGTGTGCCTCCCCGCGGAGGGTGAGCCAGGCGGCGCGCTCTTCGTTGGCGAGCATCCTGGTCTGGAAGAGGATCGTGTCGGTCGCGTCTTTGTTGGCGGTGCCGGCAAGCTCCTGCGTACGTCGATCGCGAAGAACTGGAAGGGGCCGTTCGCGATCGACAACGCGTTGCGGTGCTACCCCGGCGACAAGCAGGTCACGCCCGATGCGATCAAGGCGTGCCGTGGGTACCTCGCGAAGACGGTGAGCGACGCGAAGCCGACGCGCGTCGTCGCGCTCGGGTCTGGCGCTGTTGTCGGGCTCCTCGGCAGGTCCGTGTCGATTCAGAGCGTGCGCCGCGGGTATGGGTGGCTCTACAACGGCGGCGTGCCGGTGCCCGTGTTCTTCGTCTTGCACCCGGCGGCAGCGCTGCGAAACCGATTCGTCAGGCAGTGGTTCGAGGACGACATCGCGTGGGCGCTCACGACGAGCACGCCACCTGTGCCCACGCAGTGGACGTCGCACGCGTCCGTCATCGAGTCCGTGGCGGATGCCGAGCAGGCGGCACGCTCGCTTCGGGCGGCACCGTGGTTCGCGTTCGACGTCGAGGCGACCGGGCACCAGTTCGCGCGTGACTACCATCTCATCAGCCTGGCCGCGTGCGCTGCGTACTCCAGCGAGGTTTTCGTGTGGGACCGGTCCGCGCTCCAGATAGGTGCGATGACCGCGCCACTCCGCGCGCTTCTTTCCGACCCGACCGTGCGCAAGGTCGGTCAGCACGTGAAGTACGACATGCAGGCCGTGTGGCGCGCGCTCGGTGTGCATGTGATGGGCGTCGACGGAGATACGCGCCTCGAGCGGAAGCTCTTGCAGGCGGACGCAGACGCAGACCTCGAGACGCTTTCGGAACTCGTTGGGCTTGGCGGTCACAAGGAAGAGGCGCACGTCGAGGTGCTCAAGGCGTGCAAGCACATCCGTGCGTTGCGCAAGCGCGCAGTCGACGCGGCGTCCACAAGGGTGCTCCCGGGCTTCGAGCGCGCGATGACACCGCTCGAGACGAGCGCTGTGCGTGACCTCGCGTCGGAACCAAAGCGGTACGCCTACGGGTTCGTGAACCGCCCCGTCCTGACCAGGTACAACGGCCGCGACGCGCTTACGACTGCACGCGTGGAGGAACGGGTGCGGCCGGCGCTTGAGCAGGTGCCCGCGCTGGCCTCGACATGGCGGAAGCTAGTTCGACCGATCGTGCCCGCGCTCGCGCGGATCGAGCAGTGGGGTGTGCTCGTTGACCAGGACGCGCTGCGTGTATTCGGCGCGATGCTCGACGTGCGTGCAGCGGAGAAGCTCGANCGCCTTCACGTGCACGGACTCGCAGACCCCAACTCCAATAACGCGTGCGCGAAGTTCCTCTNCGAGCAGCTNAAGCTGCCCGTGCTCGCGCAGACGAAGGGTGGCGCGCCGTCCACCGACGCAGAGGTTCTGGATAAGCTGCGCGACAANCACGCGGCCGTCGGGGACCTGCTCGACTACCGTGGCATCGTGAAGCTCAAGGGGACCTACGTCGACGGGCTCGCCGCGCACATTGCTGCGAGCATCGATGGGCGTGTTCACCCGACGCTCAACCCGGACGGCGCGGAGACCGGACGCGCGTCGAGCGAGGACCCGAACCTTCAGAACATCCCCCGGCCTGACAGCGAAGAAGGTCGGATGCTGCGCGCGTGCTTCGTGGCGCCGCCGGGGCATGTGCTCCTCGAGCTCGACTACTCGCAGATCGAGTTGCGGGTCGTGGCGATGCTGTCCGGCGACCAGGAGATGATTCGCATCTTCCGTGAGGGCGCCGACTACCACATGCGTACCGCGCAGCTCGTGGCGCCGATCGTCTGGAAGATGCGGCCTGAAGACGTGACGGGCAAGGAGCGCAGCGCTGCCAAGGGATTCAACTTCGGGCTCCTCTACGGGATGGCCGACGCGAGCCTCGCGAAGAAGATCGGGTGCACGATTGCGGAGGCGGCGAAGCTGCGCGCCGCGATCTTCGGGAAGATGCGTCGCCTGCAGGCTTGGGTGAACGAGCGGATCGCGGAGGCGCGGCGTACCGGTGTCGTGTGGACGCATTGGGACGGGGAACCCGCGCGGCGCCGTCCGTTGTGGCGGATCGCGAGCGAGGACAGCGAGCAGCGCAGTCGTGCCGAGCACGGTGCGTTCAACACGGACGTGCAGGGGTCCGCGAGCGAGTACCTCACCGCGTCGATCTCGGAGACGGTGCAGTGGATTCTTGACGACGAGGTTCCCGCGAAGCTCGTCATGCCTGTGCACGACAGCCTTCTCCTCGAGGTGCGCGAGGACACCGTCGACGAAACGCTCGCGCAGGTGAGGCGGATCATGACGAGTTGGCCCGCGGCGAACGGCGTCCCGCTGGTGGCCGACGCGAAGATTGGGTCGAGCTGGGCCGACCTCAAGAAGGTGAAGATGGCTGCGTGATCCGGTGACGCGGTGTCACGGAAATCGCTCGCCGCGCAAAGAAGCAAGGAGGAGACCACGACATGGCGCTTCTACACGACCTGGAGGTCGACGAGTACCTGGCGGACTGCGTCCGTCTGGATGACGTCGCGCTCGACGAAGAGTTCATGCGTCTGCCGGCGGACCTCGCGTACTGGACGCACAAGTACGCGCAGGCCGTCGACGCGTATCTGCGTGCGAAGTTCGAGCACGAGCGCAGCGCTGCGCGGCTGTTCCTCGAGGCGCGCCGCGCGCCGGCGGCGGCGGACACCGACGTCGCGGAGACGTCCACGCCCGAGCCTGCGCTGGCCGACGCGACCGACACGAAGGGCAAGAAGAAGACCGCTGCGCCGAAGCCGCCCCCGAAGCCGAAGCAGCTCTCGATCGAGGATGCGAAGGCCACTGTGGAGGCTTCCGACGAGTACCAGGTCACGTACATGCAACTCACGGAGGCCGACGTCGAGCGGACCCGTCTGCGCGGGCTCGTCGACGCCATCACCACGAAGCGCGACATGCTCCAGTCGCTCGGCGCGAAGCTGCGCGCCGAGATGGAGCGCGACCCGATGGTCCGGGCTCGTGTGGCGAGCCAGGGCTGAACCACCGACACGTTTCGCAAAGGAGAGAGACCATCATGACCGTCCCCGAGGGTTCGAATCTGGTGAGGTACGGAAGCTACGAGGAGGCCGCCGCCGATCAGGAGAAGCAGGCGATGCAGGGCGACTTCATGACCCTGAGCGTGGGTCGGAACGTCATCCGCATCCTGCCGCCGAAGGCNGGCGTGCGGTCGCCGTTCTTCGTGGTGCACGAGCACTACATCGAGATGACCGGGCGCGACGCCGTGAAGTTCACGTGCCCGCGCATGCACGCGAAGCGGCACTGCATCGCGTGCGCGAAGGCCGAGGAGCTGCGCGCGACGGGTAACCAGGTCGACCGCGACCGTGCCGGGTCGCTCTTCCCCCGCAAGCGCATCTACACGAACGTCCTCGACCGCAACGCGCAGGAGCAGGGCCCGAAGATCCTCCCGTTCGGCAAGACGATCCACGAGAAGCTGATCGCGATCCGCAAGGACCCGGACGCCGGCGGCGACTTCACGCATCCGATGACCGGCTTCGACATCATCATCGAGCGCACCGGCACCGGAAAGCGGGACACGCGCTACGAGGTCTTCGGCGCGCGCCGTGCGTCCAAGCTCTCGGACGACATCGAGACCATGAACGGGTGGATCGACCTCCAGCCCGACCTCACGCACTTCGCGGTGGTGAAGACCGACGANGAGATCCGCGCGATGTTNGGCGGGCAGCCGTCCGGTGGTGGTGGTGGTGGCGGCGAGCGGCGCGCGCGCACCGCGCAGGACGACGCGGCCACCGTCGACGCGGAGTACACGCGCAAGGACGGCGCCGCCGCGGGCAGCGCATCCGACGAAGACGTGCCGTTCTGAGCTGACGAGGAGTGACATGGCGAACGCCAGCAAGAAGAAGACGGCTGCGGCGCCCGCCTCCTCGAGCGCTGCCAAGCAGGTGCGCGACGCGATCCGGGCGAAGCTCGGGAAGGACGCCGCGCGCCTGCTTGGTGGTGACCTGATCGATGGCGCGCACGTCACGTCGATTCCAACGGGGATCGACGTCCTCGACCACTACGTGCTCGGCGTTGGCGGATTGCCGCGCGGGCGCATCATCGAGGTGTCCGGTGACGAGGGCACCGGCAAGACGACCTTCATGTACACGTGCATCGCCGCCGTTCAGCGGTTCGGCGGTGTCGGTGTGCTGCTCGACGCGGAGCACACATTCGATGGTGCTCGCGCGAAAGTGCTTGGTGTTCAATCCCCCGACGAGATCGTCATCTGTCAGCCGCAGCACTTGGAGGAACTCCTCGAGGTGGCCGACGCGACGCTTGCGGGGCTCGAAGGCAACCCCGTGCCGATCGTGGCTGTGTGGGACTCGCTCGCCGCGTCCCCGCCGAAAGCTGAGATGGAGCTGGGACTCATCGGGCAGGCGCGTGTCGGCGAGCGTGCGCGCGTGCTGTCGCAGGGGATGCGCACGCTCGTGCGCCGCGTGCGCAGGCAGCAGCTCGTGCTCGTCATCATTAACCAGGTGCGCGACAACATCGGCGTGATGTTCGGGCCGAAGACCACGACGCCCGGCGGTCATGGCGTGAAGCACGCTGCGGACATTCGAGTGCAGCTCTACGGCGGCAGCGCTGTGAAGGAGGGCGAGATTCACGTCGGCAAGGACGTGACGTTCGCGAGCATCAAGAACCGATTCGTGCCACCGCACCGGAAGGCAAAGGTCCGCCTCTACTACGACGAGGGTTGGAGCAACGANTGGTCGACGCTCAATCTCGCGAAGGATCGGGGGCACATCGCCAAGGACGCGAAGGGACCTACGGCGATCATCAAGGCGCGCAAGGAACTCGGGTTCCCCACGCCGGCAACGGAGTGACCCATGCGCCTCGCAGTCATCGCGGANGTCCACCTGGCCAATCACCGACGACACGGCGGCGCGTCGGTGTCCGGCATCAACGAGCGGTGCCGTCTCGCGCTCGCTTCGCTGCGCCGCGCGATCGATCTCGCTGTCGAGGACGGTTGTTCCGCGCTCGTGGTTGTCGGTGACCTCTTCGACGACGACTGGCCGCCGCCGCAGGTGATCGCGGCCGCGCAGGACGAGTTCAAGCAGGCGCGCGACGCGCGGGTGGACGTCGTGGTGCTCGCCGGCAACCACGACCAGCGNTCTGTGGATACGGGCGACCACGCGCTCGGACCGCTGCGTGAGGTTGCACACGTCATCGACGAGCCGACCGTGGTGCAGCTNGCGGATGTCGACCTCTGGTGCGTTCCATATCGACCTGGGCCAGCTTCGGAGTGGCTTCCCGCGGCGGTTGCGCAGATTGCGGCTGTGCCCGGTGACCCGAGGCTCCCGAGCGATCGCCAGAGGGTTCTCGTGTTGCACGCGGGTCTGGTCGACTCGGAGACGCCTCCGTACTTGCGCGCGGCGCCGGATGGGATCGGTGTCGAGACCGTCGTGGAGCTCACGCGCAAGCACGGCATCGAGACCGTGTTCGCGGGCCACTGGCATTCGCGACGTGTGTGGTCGACGAGCGGACGGATCGCCCTCGTACAGAAGGGTGTCGTCGAGGCGCCCTTCGTGGCGCAGGTCGGCGCACTCGTTCCGACCGGACACGACAACCCTGGCGCGTACGGGTACGGCACCGTCGCCATCCTCGACGGGCGTGGGTGCGAGATTCACGAGGTCGCGGGTCCACGGTTCATGTCCGCGACATCCGTGGCGGACGAGGCGGTCGCGTCCGCGCACAAGGCAGGGCACCACGTGTTCCTGCGTGTGCGCGCGGTGCCCGACAAGATGAACGACGCAGTGATCGCTGCGGAGGCTGCGCGTGCCGCGGGGCGGATCGGCGGCTTCGAAGTCGATCCGGACGACGGTGAGGCGCGCGCGGCGGTGCGTGTTGCTGCGTCCGCCGCGCGAAGCGCCGAGACGCTCGACGAGGCCGTGTCGGGCTTCGTGCGCGAGATGCCGATTCCGTCCGGCGTCGACCGCGATGCCGTGCTCGCGCACGCGCGCAAGTACCTGACGCACACCGAGGAGGCAATCTGATGCGAGTCTCGCGGATCGTGCTGCGGTCGGTGATGGCCCACACCGAGACGGTGGTGGAGCTTCCGCCGAGCGGCGTGGTGGCGGTAACGGGCCCGAACGGGTCCGGCAAGAGCACGCTGATCGAAGGTGTCGCGACTGGCGTGTGGGGCAAGTCCCTGCGGTCGACGCCGCCGTGGCGAGACGGACAGGACGGCGCTATCGACATCGTCACGGACGCCGTGTCGGTGTCGCGCACGCGAAGCGCGAAGGGCAGGAACGGGCTCTCCTGGTCCAAGCTCGGGTCGAGTGACCCGTCCGGTCCGTTCGACACGCCGACGAAGGCGCAGGTTGCGCTTGAGGAGGTCGTCGGCGACTTCGCGACGTGGCGCAGGACGTGCGTGTTCTCGTCGGCGGACGCGATGCACTTCTCCGGCGCCACGGACTCGGAGCGCAAGCGCCTCCTCGAGGTGGTGCTCGGGCTCGACCGGTTCGATCCGGCGCTCAAGGCGTGTCGTGCGGACCTCGTGAAGGCGCAGGCGCGCGTGTCGACCATCGACCGTGACATCGCTGTGTTCGACGCGAAGCTGTCCGGCGACCGCGCAAGGCTCTCTGACGCGCAACGTGTGCTCGCGAACGCAGGTACGGCCGCGGACCCCGCGGCGGCGCGCGAACAGGCTGCGCGCGTATCGAAGATGCTCGACGGCTGCCGTGCCGAGATCGCGGAGGCGGAACAGCGTGTGCGCCAGGCCGACCGCAACGCGTCCGCGGCCACATCCAAGCTCGACAGCGCGCGGCGCAGCGCGGAGTTCCTCCGCTCGGACCGGTGCCCGACTTGCGGTCAGGCGATCCCGCAGGACTTGCGGGATCAACTTCGGCATGCGGTCGAGGACGCGGAGCGCGTAGCCAACGCAGCAACCACGGCGGCGCGGAAGGCCTCGTCCGACACCGATGCGGTCGTTGTGGAGCTGCGCCAGGAGGCTCAGGACCTCGTCGACCGACGGTCGAAGCTCTCTGCCGATGCCGAGTCCGCCACGATGCAGTCGCGGCAGGTGTCCCAGGCGCAACGGGTCGTTGCGGAGGTCGAGAAGTCCGTCGAGGCCGTTGAGCGCGACCTGGCGGATCGGCGTGCGAAGCGCCTCGAGGCCTCGAGGCTTGCCGCGGAGCTCGAGGCGTGCGAGCTCGTGCTCGGGTTGCGCGGTGTGCGCGCGCACGTGCTCGGCAAGACGCTCTCCGCGATCGAGGCGGTGGCGAACCGGTGGCTCGCGCCGATCACGCGTGGTGCTTCGGTTCGCATCCGACCGTACTCGGAGAAGAAGACCGGCGGCATCGTCGACTCGATCGCGTTCGAGGTCCACGGGTTCGGCGGTGGCCACGGGTACAACGGCGCGTCCGGTGGTGAGCGACGGAAGATCGACGTCGCGTTGTTGCTCGCTCTCTCCGAGGTTGCGCAGGCCTCGCGTGGCGTGCAGGGAGGCACGATTTTCTTCGACGAGGTGTTCGACGCGCTCGACGACGACGGCGTGGAAGGCGTGTCGCGGCTTCTCGACGAGCTCGCGCGCGACAGGACCGTGGTCGTGATCACGCACTCCGATTCCGTGCTTGGCGCGCTCCGTCCCGTGGAGCGGTTGAAGGTGGACGCCGGCACAATCACCACCTTGCGGCTCGCGGCGTAGGAGGCTGCATGCGTCCAGACCAGACACCGACCACCAGAACACGTCGTTTGCGAGACGGGCGGTGTCCGACGCACGGTGTCGTTCTCAAGGCGACCGGGCGCATTCACGAGTCGCACCGGCGGCCCGGCCGTCGAGCGCGCGTCGAGTACGAGGTCGCGTGCCCGAGGCGCGTGTGCTCGTTCACGGTGTGGGTCCGGTGTGGGACGCAGACGGACGACGCACTTCGCGGAGGTAGGTCGTGAGTGCAGGCAAGGATGCAGCGCGAAACGAGCAGTGGTACGTTTCCCGCGACGCGCGGGCTCGTGCGGAGGCGGAAGCTGCGGAGCTGGCCAAGTCCCTTGACCGCGAGACGGTGGCTCGGTCCACGGCGGAGGCCGCAACGATGTCCGCGTCGTGTGAGCGAGACGTTCTCGCGCGTGCGCTGCGCGAGTTGTACCAAGTGGCCACGGACGGAGAAGAGGTCGTCGTCACCGCTGCAAACGTGGACGTGGTGAAGCGGCGCATTCGCGAAGCGATGAAGTGAGATCAGCATGACTCCAGATCGTGAGCGCGCAGTCATTTTTCGGTTGGGTTCGCGGGTCGTGTCGCGGATTGATGCGATGCCGGATATCGGGTGCTGGTTGTGGTCTGGTGGTACTGCGTCCGGCTACGGCGTCGTATACCTTGGCGGGATGACCGTGTCCGTGCCTCGCGCTGTTCTTGCGGAGGTGCTGGGTCGTCCTCTTCGTGCGTGGGCGCTTCACACGTGCGATGTAAAGGTGTGCGTCCGCCCGACGCATTTGTACGAGGGGACGCGGTTCGACAACGCACGTGACGCATGCGCGCGCGGGCAACAGCCCGCCGGCGACCGACACGGGTCGCGGACCAGACCTGACCGTCGTTCGCACGGTGACGCGCACGGGATGCGGCTGCATCCAGAACGCGTGCCGCGTGGGGAACGTTCTGGTACCGCGGTTCTGACGGAGAACGACGTCATCCAGATTCGCAAGGCACGCGCACGCGGCGTGTTGCTTCGTACTTTGTCGGCAGAGTACGGTGTTGCCGAGTCGTGCATATCGCGCGTGGCCACGGGCGTGCGGTGGGCTCATGTTGGAGGTTTGCAATGAACAGACTGGTTGCCTATCTCTCTCGTGACCATGCGGGAAAGCCGTACGACCCAGACGATCGCGGTGCGACCGCGGACTTCGACGGCGACGGGCGCATCGACGCGTTCGAGCGGGAAGCGTTTATCACCGCGAGGTACCTTCTTGAGGCTGAGGCGACTCTCGTTGTAGGCGGCGCGGATGTTCTGCCGATATGCGACGGTCGCTACTCGGAGCGGCACGCTCGTGTGAACCGGTACGCCTCTGGGTTCAATGGGTCGCAAGCGTACGTCGCGGCGCACGTGAATGCAGGCGGCGGCAAGTACGGCGCCGTGTTCTACGACCCGCGGTCCGCTCGCGGCAGCGTGCTTGCGACGCATGTGGCCGCCGCGCTCGAGGGCGCCTACCGCGCGACCGGTATCGCCGCACCGCAGGTGAAGGTGATCGCGGCAGATGTCGCGCGTGGTTGGGCTCGCCCGTTCGAGACGATCAAGGGTGTCTTCGACGGGCGCGCGGTCGGCATCTGCGTCGAGCCGTGCTTCATCGACACGCCGGAGCATCGGCCGCTGGTCATTCCAGGCAACGGTCCGAAGCTCATCGGGAACGCGCTCGCGAAGGGGTTGCTGGCGTGGTCGGAGACGGATACGCCGTGATTCGTCGGGCGCCGTTCATCGTGTTCGGGCGCCTGGCGTGGTTCCCGAGCGTGCGCGCCGGCGTGGTGACGTGCCGAACGCCATTCGGTGACAGCGAGTGGCTTCGCGTGGTTGCGGGCCTGTATGTGCTTCGGCGGTGGATTGGGCCCGTGCGGTTCCTGACTTGAACGAAGGAGGTCGTGTCGTGTCGAAGCCGAAGAAGGAAGAGAAGAAGGTCGAGAGCCCGGTTTCCGGCGGCGTGCATCTGCGCGAGTACGAGCGGCTCCTACCGGTGAAGCTCACCGACCAGGAGCGACGAGCCATCGGTGACGAGCTCGCCGGCAAGGACCTGACGATCGAGGAGCTCGAGCGCGAGCTCACCGACCGCTCCAAGGATCTGCGCGCGCGGATCAAGGTGGCGCGCAACGAGCAGCGCAAGCTGAGCGCCACGCTGCGCGCGGGCGAGCAGGAGCGCATGGTGCGCGTCGCCGTCTACGGTGTCGGTGCGACGAACGAGGGTGTCATCGTCCGCCTCGACACCCTCGCCACGGTCGAGAAGCGCGCGCTGTCCTCCGAGGAGCGGCAGGGTGTCCTCGACTTCGAGACGGACGGGCCCGACGCCAAGGCGCGCAAGGAGAAGCACCAGGCCGACGCCAGCACGAAGGAGGCCGCGCGCAAGGACAAGGCCGAGCAGGAGAAGGAGGACCGTCTCGACAAGCTCCAGGAGGAGCGCGAGGCCGAAGAGGCCGCCGCCGCGCAGGTGGCGGACGGTTCCACGGCGGTGCGTGCGGCCGACGCGCGCGCGCAAGCGGCGAAGGTTCCGCTGCACGCCCGCGCGCGCGTCCGCAAGGCGCCGAAGTAGGTTCCACCGGCGCACCGGCCGTTCCGGTGCAGGCAGCAGGAGGTCACTCAGATGGCGATGCCGTACGACGTGCAGAAGGTCCAGGACACCGCGCGGGCGAACGTCCGCAAGCACCTGAAGGAGCTCGCGAAGGCCGCGCGCGAGCGCGTGAAGCAGGCGCCGCCGCGCAGCGAAGCGAAGGCCGCCGCGAAGGCCGAGGCCGACGCGTACACGGACGCCGCGAACACGCTGTAGTCGAGTCGCATCGTGCCCCGCACGCGTGAAGTTCCCCGCGCGTGCGGGGCGTGTCTCTTTTCCGAACGGGAGGATCTCGCCGATGGCCAGCACGAAGCGCGTGTTCGTGAGCGACATCCACATGAGCGCCGGTCGCAGTGTGAGCGCCGGCCGTTACGCGTACGACTGGCTCGACGCGACGAAGGCGCGTGCGTTCGCCGCGTTCTTGAAGGGCCTGCGCAATCGCGACGACGTGCGCGAGGTGGTGGTCCTCGGTGACCTCTTCGACCTATGGGTCTGCCCTGTCGACGATGTGCCGGTCACGATCCGAGAGATCGTGCGTGCCAAGAAGAACGCCGCGGTCGTGCGCGAGCTCAACGCGCTGGCCGAAGCGAAGCCCGTCGTGTACCTGCCCGGCAACCACGACATGCAGGTCTCGAAGGCGGACCTCGCGGCGTACTTTCCCCGCGTGACATTCGGTGGTGCGGGCATGTTCGACTCCGTGTTCCGGTCCGGGCGTCTGCGCGCTGAGCACGGCAGCGCGCACGCGATGTTCAACGCGCCCGACCCGTACAACGGCGGCGGCACGCGTCTTCCGCTCGGCTACTACATCAGCCGCGTCGCCGCGACGAAGGCAAACCGCACGGGGCAGGAGGTGCGGTTCACGACGAAGTATCTGGACGACCTGCTCGAAACGCTCGGGCCCCAGACGCTTCCGGCGTCTGTGTTCGAGGCGGTTCTCGAGGACGCGGGTCTCGACAAGCGCACCGGCATCCTCATGGGGTCGTTGCCCACCGTGTCGATCACCGCGCAGCAGGTGATGGACCGGTACGCGAAGCTGTACGAGCAGTGGCAAACGCACCGCGGGCCGGGCCTCGCGTTCAAGGCCATCCTCGCGGAGCTCGGGTACCTCGACGACGTCGCGGACAGGCTGTGCAAGAAGGGCGGCACGAACGTCGTGATCTTCGGCCACAGCCACGAGGCCGAGATCGACAAGGACTCGTGGTTCGTGGACGATCGCGTGTACGCGAACTGCGGCACGTGGTGCGGCGCGACCGGCGGCACATTCGTGGAGACCGAGAAGGTCGACGGGCTGCAGTTCGTCCGCGTGCGGAAGTGGGTGGACGGGACCGTTACCACGATGCATGAGGAGCACGTGGCCGCGGGCGCCGCATGACGGAACGCGACTGGTACCGCCTCACCGCACGCGAACGGGCGGACGCGCTGCACGCCGCGCTGGTTCAGCTCGACGCCAGCGCGTACTCGGTGACCGATGTTTGCGACGTGGCCTGGCGCGATGGTGGTATCCGACTTCGTCCCGGATGCCGCCGCTTCTACCTCGTCACGCCTGCGCGTATCGCCGAGAGCTTCATGCCGGAGGCCATCAACGAGCCGCGCAACGTTCATCTGGCAGTGCAGCGGGAGGCGCAGCGCTTCGGCTTGACGTGACCCACGGCACGCGCCGTGCGAGGATGCCGGTCATGGCTGATACGAGGGTCCATCCGCTCGATCTGCTTGCGGGGTGGGAGTCCACGCGAACCGGTCGTCCGCGTGTCGCGCGGCCGGTTCTGGGGGATCAATCCGCGGAGTCCGACCCGTCTGTCGCGTTCATGATGGGTGACGGTGTGCCGGACGCGTTGCTCGACGCGCATGAGCTCGACGCGCGCCGGCGTGAACGGGCGGCGGACGCTGTGCGCAGCGCAGTCGATGAGGGACGCCCGATTCGCGCGGTGCTCCGGTGACTTTCGGCGCGGTGTAGACGCGTGGTCCGGTGGGCTGTATTCTCCACGGCATGGGATCGGTCGCATATCCCCGCGGTCAGGTTGCCGCGCAGTTCGACCGCACGCTGACGTTCGATGCGTCGGGCCAGGACACGCGGTTCCGTCTGACCCNCCTGCCGAAGGCCAGCGCGCACGTGTTCCGCAACGGGCTGCGCGCGACGCCGGTGCGCGAGGCGCCTGCGACCGTCGACGAGTACCTGATCGACGGGTACGACATCGTGTTCGGTGCGGCGCCGCGGGCGGGCGACGTGATCGTGGTCGACATCCAGACGTGAGGCCGCGATGAGCACGACGAAGATCGGCACCGACCAGCTCCAGCCCGCCTCCGTCACGAACGACCATCTCGCCGGCAGCATTGCAGACGCGAAGCTGGCGACACCGTACGTGAAGGCGGACGGTACGCGCGCGCTCACCGGGGACTTGAACGCGGGCGGGCACCGCGTCACGAACCTGCCCGCGCCCGGCGCGGACACCGATGCGGTGCGCAAGGCGGACCTCGACGACGCGAAGCAGGGGATCGAGTTCAAGCGGTCCGTGCGGGTGGCGTGCGCAACGCCGCTGCCGGCGAACACGCTCGACGGGGTCGTGCTGCGCGCGAACGCGGTTGGCGCGCTCCCGCTCGTCGACGATGTGGACGTTGACCTCGGCGACCGCGTGCTCGTGCCGCTCGAGGCGCAGGGCGAGAAGAACGGCATCTTCGTTGTCACGACGAAGGGTGGACCTGCCGAGCAGTGGGTGTTTACGCGGTCCGACGATGCGGACGACGCGGACGACGTCTCGACGGGCATCTACTGCTACGTCGACGAGGGCACCGAGAACGGCGGCAAGGCCTACGTGCTCGCGACGACGGAGCCGATCGAGCTTGGCGCGACGCCGCTCGAGTTCGTGCTGTACTCCATCGGCGGCGCAGTTGCTGGGGGCGCCGGTCTCGTGCGCGTGGGGAACACGCTCAACGTCGGCGCCGGCGACGGCATCCAGGTCGACGCGGACTCGGTCACCGTGAAGCTCGACGGGACCACGCTTGCGAAGTCCGGTGCCGGCCTGAAGGTGGGGCCCGGCGCAGTCACCGACACGGAGCTCGCGGCGTCGTACGTGAAGGCCAACGGCACCGTGCCACTCGCTGCGGATCTCTCCGCTGGCACGCACAAGATCACGGATCTCGCCGCGCCCACGAACCCGAACGACGCCGC